ACATAAAATCGCCTAGATGTAAATAAAATGAAATGTTTGCATAAATAAAATAATATATATATAATAGTTTGTATATAATATATATATAATATAATCTAGTATAATAAAAAATGAAAAATTAATTAAAAAATTACAAGGTTTTTAATTTATATTCTTTTCTTCTTCTTTCATTAATTTCTTTCTTATTCTTCTCATACCATTCTTTTTTATATTTTCTTATTTCTTCTTTCTTCTTTAATCTATATTGAATATCATATTCTGCTTTATTATCTTTTCTTTTTATACTGTATTCTTTTGCTTTTATTTTAAATTCTTCTGTATTCTTTCTATTATCATAGTATGCTTTCTTTTTTAATTTTTCTTTTTCTTTATCTAATACAGGGTCTTGAGAGTTTAATGTTGCTCCTTCTTCTTTCATTATGTTATATTCTTCTGTGCATAATTCTAGTTTATTATTACAACTAAAATATTTAACTAGAACCATTTTAAAATTATTCCATCCTCCATTGTCACGAATATACTTATAAACTTTTCTTTCATCATTTAAACTTTTGTTTTTATGGTTTGTCTTTCTTTCATTAAAATTAGTTGTTGAACCTATATAAATTTCTTTTTTATTTAAATCATTACATACGATTTTATAAATTAAACCATTATTATAATTAACCATTTTTATTTTTGTAGATAATATAAATTAAAAATACTAGAAAATACTTAAATTAAAAAAAATACATACAAAATTACATTGTTCTAACTAGCGTATTTGTTGATAAAACTGCCAAATGTTCCACAAATGAATTCACAGTACTTGATTTCTCGTTTCTCACTGCTGGAACATTTGCATCTGCTGTATTAATAACAGATTTAATATTAAGTGAATAGTCACTATTTTGATAAGGAACAGTGTTATTTAATCCGAATTTATAATCTACACCAATACCCCTAATATCTGGTCTAAGATTAAAACCTTTACCATTATTAGCATCTGGTGTGAGGTCTGCATATTCATCATCTTGATGCTCACCTAAATATTTTAAAGTTGAAACACATCTTTTTGTTTCTCTTCCTAAAAATGCTCTTTCAAATTGTTTTCTGTTTTCAATATCTGCATCTACAATATTACTTTTATCTCTTAAATTTGCTACGACTACAGCACCTGTTCCGCTTAGAATACGAGAAGAGGGATTAGGTTGAAATTTAATAGGATAAGAAAGAGGAGTTCTAACGTTATCTTTGCCCTGCTCTTGTTCTTTAATTGCTTGAGGCAGTCTGCAGTTATTCTGTTGCACTGTTAAATTGTTTGTTTGGTCTTCATCTTGAAAGAAATTAACAATCGCTTTGACGTTGTTAAGTTGTGGTGTATACGATTTACTGCTATTATCACTATGCACATCATTAACAAGATTGAGTCGAGAATTAAGAAGCATTTTAGATTGATAAGCAGCCAAATCCTGAGAAGTAGGCATTAAATATTTACCTTCTAATTTAAGATTTTTTAAAACATACATCACATTAACAATAGAGGCGTTTGCTTGATTTGCTGCAATAGTTTTAAATCTTTGAGAAAATACAGCACTATCTGGTGATAAATGAAGAGTGATTAATAAACCGTTTAACTCTGAAGCACCTAAATGAAGGTTTTGACTTTTAAGCATATCTACTTCTAATTTTAAAGAAAAATGTTGCCCTACGTGTTTGGATCCAACAGGTAACACTGCTTGTGTAGTGTTAGCACTTAAATTCATTATTCTATTAGATGAAGAAGCAGCAGGACCTTGCGCTAAACCCTGATTAGGTAAAACACCCCATACATAATCACTTTCATTGTTTGTCCATGCTTCCTTCATTGAAGCATATAAACCATATTGATTAATGTTTGCTAATTCAACATTACTTTTTTTAGATTGAATAACAACTTTTTCTATACAGTTATGAACTCCTCCAAAAGTAGGCATATTAGCGGATGTATAACGTTGAAGATTTGCCCCATTATCATCATCAATAGTTGCCCCTCTAGTGTTATTATATGTGTTATCATTAGAAGTTTTAAGAATAATTTGACCTGTTAAATGAAGACTTTTTACATCTAAAAGACGGTCTGAAGTAGGCACTGAAAACCTCACAGTGTTTTGTCCTTGTTTAAAACTAAAACCCCCTTCAATCGTATTTGCTCCTGTCTGTCTAACTTTGCTCTCATTAGTTGGAGCAATTGAAAACGCTTTTTTACTAACTGGCATTTTTTAATTGTTTTTTTTATTATTTATATAATATTATTTATATTTTATTTTATATTTTATTTAATTTTTATTTTTAAAATTATAACTAGATTAAAAATTTATAAAAACTTAATTACATAACAACTTCTAAAGCATTTTGTGAAATCATAATAGATCTAATAGAAAACACATAAGAAATTAGTTTAGTGTTAAATGCTCTAGCACCACTAAAACCTAATCTTAACTGCCCTTCTGCATCTTTCAATGAAAACACAAAATCTTGACCCCTTGCTAATTCTCTAGCAGTTGTATGTGTTAAATTGTAATCGCACATCTCACTACCTGCACTATCTCCTAGACGTTGCACAACCTTACCTATAGCACTAAATGCTTTAACTGTTTCATTATAAGAAACAATTCGATCTGCGTTTTTTGAAGGGTTGTAATGACGAAGAGGATAAAGTTTATTATTAAAGAAATATTGAACACTATTTAAATTTGTTTCACTTGGTCCATTACCTACATAAGAATTAGGAGCGAATTTATCATTTTCTGAAGTGTTATTAATATAATGAGTAAAAACTGCTTTTGCTCTTTCTGTAATACTTGGCATGTCTACATTATGATTGAGACTAGTAGCGGGCAGGTTATCTAAAAAGGTTTCGTAACTAATAAAATCGTATTGACTTTCTTTAATAACTGCTTTTAACATTTCACGAGGTGGCACAATTTCACATAGTTTTAGTTCAACGTTAGTAAGTTGGTAGGTTGGTTCAACATCAACAGGGTGAACACAACGGACGTTAGTTGATAAATTAAAAGCGGCACCATCGACTGTGATTACTAGTTTACCACCTGTAATAGCAATAACGGTTATATTTCTTTCAATATCCTGACCTCCTCCGTTATCACTTAAAATACGAATTCTAGCACCAACAGTCCAACCACATTGTTGAGGGTCTGCCTGGTCTTCTGTTGATGTTAAATTATTAACATTACCTCCACTATCCTGAATTCTAAAACAATTATTATTCGCTGCTACAGGGTCAGTCATTGTCCTACTGTCTGCTCCATCCTTCATAACCATTCTTGAAAGTACCTGAACGTCTTTATTTAATGTGATTTCGATCCTTAAACCACCTAGTAAAAGAACGGGTGTTAATTTCTCTTCTACACCAAAATGATTAAACACACCTGACTTTAATGCTATACAATACTTTTGAGCAACTCCTTTTTTATTTCCTGTGTTATCAATTGTAAAAAGTTTAGTTGCACCTGATTGTCCTTCTTCTAATCTATTAGGGTTATGTGTTTGCACCCCTGTTGCTTCTGTATATCCTGAAGCACTATACACTCGTAGATTTTCTGTGCAACCTTCTTTAATTACTTTTTGTGCACTATCACGTGTTAAATATTGATTTTCAATATTAGACCACATAGAATAATTTGTTAAACTCTCTAAAAGTTGCCCATTAGAAAGACTGTAAATATCCATACGGTCTATTACACTTGATGCCCCCGCTGTATTATAGAAATTAGCAGGAACTTGAGTCGGATTATGAACATCAAATGAAAGATAACTATCACGACCCTTCACAAATGAGATATTAGGTTTAATATCAAATTGCACTTTTTGCTCACTAGTGAATTCTGTACCATTAGAAGGAAGAAGACTAATATATTTAGTAGTTGAACCTAAAGACATTTTATTTATTTTTATTAGTTTATTTTATATAATACTATTTATATTTTATTTTAATATTTTAAATTTATTATTTTATTAATTTTATTACTAGATTAATTTATAACTAAATTATATAAATTAAATAAAATGAGTTTTATAACTTGTAAGTTATGCGAGAAAGAATATGTATTTTTAACAAATCTTTGTGTTAAATGCCGTCGTGTTAAACATCTTTTATCAATCTATAACGATGATGTATATAAATGTTTAGAACAAGTATTAGTTAGAAATGATAAACAACAACACTATAAACTAAATAAAATTAAAGATAATAATACTACAGATAATAGTAATGATAGAAATTATAAAATAACAAAAGAAATTAAAGAAGAAGACACTAAAACACTAAATAAAAGAAGTATGAAAGAATTAAAAACTAAATTAGATACATTAAAAAAAGATTAAATTTTTATAAATTTTTATTTTATATAGTTTTATACACCAAGGCGACCGCCTGAACCTTGTAAGTATAATTTAGTAAATACATAATTAGTTGAACCGCTTTTATTAAATATTTTAATATATCTAGGCAGATTTTCAACACCAATTGCATAAACATAATGTGTAGAAGCAGTAGTCTGACCTCTCAAAATATCGCCTAAAACGTAAAAAGTTCCTCCTGATACATTTGAACCCATTAAAAGAATATCACTTCCTGTGTTTGCGGTTGTTTCACCAAAAAATCTTATTCTTTCGTAATTTTCAGTATCGAATTCACTTGAAAAAGCACCAGCATTAACAGTCACACCTGATAATAGTTGTTTTACTTCACTAGATGTTGCTAATGTGGTTTTAGTTAATATGTTACCAGCAGCAGTAGCAATTGCTGAATTAGATATTTCACCTGCAGCACCACTCGGTAAAGCACTACTTAAAATATCTACGGATAAATGCCCATCTCCATCCACAGCTATTTCTTGTATAGTTCCTCCTAGTGGATTAGTTCCACCTATAGAAATACATTTAGCAGGTCCAGTTGCTCCATCTATACCTATACAATCTTCTACAGATTGTGTATTTGTTTTAACGGCATTTGTAGCAGTTAATATGTCATCTTGTCTTGAAAAAATATTATTTAAATCAGTATGATTAGCAGTTAATAATGCACTTGTTTTTGTTGCTATAGTATCATTAGTAAGTTTCGTAGCATTGCATGAAGTTAAAATGTCATCTTGTCTTGAAAAAATATTGTCTAAATCTGTATGATTAGCAGTTTTTAATGCTGTAATATCTGATGCTATAGTATTAGATTTAGTAGAAATATTATTAGAAGCATTTAATATGTCATCTTGTCTTGAAAAAATATTGTCTAAATCTGTATGATTAGCAGTTTTTAATGCTGTAATATCTGATGCTATAGTATTAGATTTAGTTGAAATATTATTAGAAGCGCTTAATATGTCATCTTGTCTTGAAAAAATATTATCTAATTTTGCCTCTACTTCGTCCTGTGATACGTATAAATCGCCTCCTACTTCAATAGATGCTTTTATATTTGCTGTATTTGTTTTAATTGCTTGTAATTCCGTCGTTTGACTATTTAAGATTGTTTCTACATCTACTATATTTCCGTCTATTGCCTGTAATTGTGTTAAAACGTCATCATCACTAACTTTTAATTCTAGTTGATTATTTAACTGTAGAAAATGTGTTTCGTGATTTGATGTTGCTTTTTCTGCGATTACTTTAACGTTTTGATGCTTTACTATTCCTGCCATTTTTTTAAATAAAATTATAATATAAATAAGGTAAATATATTAAAAATTATAAAAATTATTCTATTAAATTTATTGTTATAGCGAAATCTTCCTCTTCACTTAATCCTAACTCCTCCTCTATTTTAAAATATAAATCTGAACTACAATCACTCCTTATTATGTTAAATAAACGTTCAAGCAACTCGTCCTCTGATGTGTATGCGTTCATTAATTCTTCTCCTGTCCTTGCTAAACCGTAAAATTTACCTAGCATTTTTCTATATCTTAGTATCTCTTTGTTTTGTTTTTTTAATTGTTTATCTTTTTTATCTATTAGAATTTTAAAATCACTACAAATATCTAAATATGCTTGTTCTGTTACTGTTTTTGGTTCTTCTTTCTTCTTATCCATTATTATATTTACTATAATTATTAAATAAATTAAAAATAAGTAATTAACTAGAACAATTATTAGTTTATTTGTTCTCATTTTCTATATAACTAATATGTTTTTTTGATTTTATATGTTTGTTATTACTTTTTTGAATTATAGCACCACAAACACATTTAATTTTTTGTTTTGCTTTTTCTGCTATTCTGTCTTTGTTTTTTTCGTAGTATTCTTTTGTATATTCTTTATAATATTCTTTCATTTTTTCGTAGTTTTTTTCTTTATTTTTATCTCTATATTCTTTTATTTTTTCTTTGTTTTCTTCTCTATATTCTTTAGATTTTTTTTTATAGTGTTCTTTGTTTTTTTCGTAGTTTTCTTTTTGTTGTTGATTTCTTTTTTCTTTGTTTTTTTCATAATGTTGTTTTGATTTTCTTAACCTTTCCTCCTTATTATCTTGATAATATTCTTTGTCTGTTCTCCCTGGTATAATTTTATTAACTATATTTAAACCCTCTTCTCTATACTTTTCTATATAATATCTTTCTCTTTTATGTAATTCTTGTTTATCTTTACATTCTATTTTTTCAACTAGAACTATAATACAATCTTTTAAATCAACACCTATTTTTTTACTCATACAACTATGATGTTTAGACCTATGATGATGCATTCTTTTATATAAAGGTTGTATTGTACTTCCTATATAAAAATTATCATTATCATCGTTAACAATTTTATATATCTTTGATTGTGAATAATC